AACTCCGGTCCTAAACGATCTATCTACCGTGATTTCCGTTAACCCCTGGAGGTAGCCGTGGCTCGCAGCCTCCGCGCAGTCCAACCGGGCGACAAGCCGCGCGCCCCGCGCAAGCCCGCGGCCCCCAAGACGGTCGCAACGGCAGCCGCGAGCGGCTCCCATCGGGACCTCCTCGTCGCCATGCGGAGCCGGATCGCGAACGCGGTCTCCGATCCCGAGTGCCCTCCCCGTGATCTCGCCGCCCTGACCCGACGTCTCCAGGACATCGCGAAGGAGATCGAGTCCATCGACCTGCGAGCGAAGGAAGAGGGCGCAGATGCCGCCAGTCTCCACGGCGACCAAGCGTGGGACGCGGAAGCTCTCTGAGCTCGCGAAGCATCTCTCGGTCCCACCCGACATCACGGCGACCGGCTGGCCCGACGTCTCGACGACCTGCCGCGACAAGCTCGGGATCACCTTCGACGACTGGCAGGAAGGCGCCGGCCGCCTGATCCTCGCGAAGCGGGAGGACGGGAACCTCGCCGCGATGGTCGACGGGGTCGGCCTCTCGGTCTGCCGCCAGGTCGGGAAGACCTACCTCGTCGGCTCGATGGTCTTCGCCCTCTGCGTCAACATCCCCGGCCTCCTCGTCATCTGGTCAGCCCACCATGCGCGGACCCACGGGGAGACGTTCCTCGCCATGCAGGGCTTCGCGAAGCGCCAGCGGGTCGCGGCCCACATCAAGCAGGTCTACATGGGGTCCGGCGACGAGGAGATCAAGTTCCACAACGGCTCCCGGATCCTCTTCGGCGCCCGTGAGCGTGGCTTCGGCCGTGGCATCCCCGGCGTCGACGTCCTGATCTTCGACGAGGCGCAGATCCTCTCCGACCGGGCGATGGCGAACATGCTCGCGACGATGAACACGTCGAGGTTCGGCCTCCAGTTGTACCTCGGGACGCCGCCTAAGCCGGACGACATGGCGGAGGCGTTCACCCGGATGCGGACCGAGGCCCTCGCCGGGACCCTGACCGACGGTGTCTGGATCGAGTTCGGGGCGGACACGGACGCGGACGGCGACGACCGCGCCCAGTGGCGGAAGGCGAACCCGTCGTTCCCCGGTCGGACCCCGGTCCAGTCGATGCTCCGCCTGAAGCGCAAGCTCACCGCGTCGGACTGGCGCCGTGAGGGGCTCGGGATCTGGGACGACGGAGCGTCGTCCTCGGTGTTCCCGTTCGCCGCGTGGCGCTCCTGCGCCGATGACGAGCAGATCGCCGACGACTCCCCGCTCTTCGTCTCAGTTGACGTCTCCTGGAACCGCTCGACGGCCTACGTCGCGGTCGTCGGGGCGGACCGGAGCGGGAATCCGAGAGGGCTCCTGCGCCATTCCTGCGAGCCGTCCGAGGTCCTCGAATACCTGACCGACCTGTGCGGCAAGCGCACCGTGGTCGGGGTGGCGATCCAGGGCACGGGGGCTCCGGTCTCCAGCCTGCTCCCTGATCTTGAACGGGTGATGCTGCCGCTGTCGATCCCGGTGCAGGTGATGACGGTGACCGACCTTCAGCGTGCCTGCGGGATCGCCTACGACGCCGTCGTAGCCGGTTCCGTGAGCCATCCGGGGCAGCCGATCCTCGACCACATGGTCGCCGACGCGGAGCCGCGGAGCCTGAACGACGGCTGGGTCCTGGACCGGAAGCGGTCCGGCTCGGACATCTCGGGCCTCGTTGCCTGGGTGAACGCCCTCTGGCTGTGGCAGACCTTCGAGGCTCCCGCGGTTCCTGCTCCTTTCATCATCTGACCTCCTCCCGCCTGCGATGGGAACCCTGCGATGCGCTGTCGTCTCTGCCTGTCCACCGACCTGACCTCCGTGGTCGACCTCGGGGAGCTCGCGTTCACGGGGATCTTCCCGGAGTCCGCGGAGACCCCGGTCCCGTCGGGCCGCCTCGAGGTCGTCCTCTGCCCGCGCTGCGGGCTCGCCCAGTTGGACCGGGACTTCCCGGCCGGCCAGATGTACGGGGACGGCTACGGCTACCGCTCGGGCCTGAACGCGGGGATGGTCCGCCACCTGTCGCGTACCGCGTCCCGCCTGCAGCGGATGGCGTCCGTCGATGGCGGCACGGTGCTCGACATCGGGTCGAACGACGGGACGCTGCTCGGGTTCTTCCAGGGGTTCGGCGCGGACTGCCTCGGGATCGACCCGACGTCGGAGAAGTGGGCGGAGTTCATCCCGGACGGGGTGGCGTACGTCCCGCAGTTCTTCACGTCGACCCGGTACTGGGCCGCCTGCGACCGGCCGGCGCGTCTGGTGACGTCGATCGCGATGTTCTACGACCTGCCGGACCCGATCGTCTTCGCCCGCGAGGTCTGCGACGTCCTGGAGGATGACGGCCTGTGGCATCTGGAGGTCGCCTACGCCCCGGCGATGCTCCGCTCGGGGGCGTTCGACACTATCTGCCACGAGCACACCGAGTACTACTCCCTGTCGTCCCTGATCGCGATCCTGAACGTGGCCGGGTTCGTCGTCGTCTCGGCGTCAACGAACGGGACGAACGGCGGTTCGATCGCGGTCACGGCCGCGAAGAAGGGCTCCCGGTGGAAGCCGGATACGACGATCGTGCCGTGGATCCTCGCGAACGAGATCCGCTCCGGGGTCAACGACCCGGCCCGCTGGGCTCGGTTCGCCCGCCGGATCCGCCACCAGAGGGATGACCTGCTCGGCCTGCTGTCCGCGCTGAAGGTCCATGACGGGGCGACGATCAAGGGCCTCGGGGCGTCGACGAAGGGGAACGTGCTCCTGCAGACGACGGGGATCGGGCAGATGCTCGTCGACTCGATCGGCGACGTGAACCCGGACAAGTGGGGGCGGGTGACGCCGGGGACGCACATCCCGATCGTCCCGGAGGAGGACGTCCTCGACGCGGACTACCTGCTCGTCCTGCCGTGGCACTTCCGGGAGGGCTTCCTGTCCCGGATGGACGGCTACCTCGCGGACGGGGGAAAGCTCATCTTCCCGCTGCCGGACATCGAGATCGTCGGCTACTAGTGAACCTGCCCGTCTCCGTCGTCGTCTGCGCGAAGAACGAGGAGGCCCGCCTCGGCGACTGCCTGACCCATCTCGCGGGCCAGGGCGCGGCGGAGGTCATCGTCGTCGACGGGGCGTCGACGGACCACACGGTCCGGGTGGCGCTCGCGCATCACGTCCGGGTCATCGTCTCGGAGGCCGGGAACCTGTCGCTGGACCGTCAGGTCGGGGCGGACGCGGCGTCGTCCGTCTTCGTCGCCTTCGTGGATGCGGACCATCGCCTTCCGCCCGCGACGATCGCCCGCCTGGTCGACGACCTGCGGGAGTTCGACGTGGACGGCGTGCAGGCGGGGATGTCGATCGTCCCCCGCTCGTTCTGGAACCGGGCCGAGTCCGACTTTCTGGAGATCACCCACAACACCCCGCACGGGGTCCGGTCGATGATCGGGACCGCGCCGGCGGTGTTCCGCCGCCAGTTGATCGAGGACGTCCGCTTCGACTGCGGCGCGATCGACGACACCGACTTCATGTACCGCCTGCACCGGGACACCGGCTACCGGGTGGGGATCGGCCGGACGGTCGTCCCGCAGGACCACGAGCCGGGGCTGTCCTCCTACGTCCGCAAGTGGCGCTGGTACGGCCGCGGCGACGGGGAGTTCATGCGGAAGCACCCCGAGCGCCGCCGGTCGATGCTCTTCCACCTGCTGATCCGCTACCCGCTCGTCTACCCGGTCCGCGCCGTTCGACGTGGTCGTCCCCGCGCCATCCCGTACGCGGTCCTGCAGGGCTGGACGCGGGCGCTGGCCGCACTCACCTAGGGAGACGGATGCGCGCACTGATCCTCCAGGCGGCCGGTGCCGTCCTCATCGTCGCAGGCTTCGCCCTCATCGCCCCGTACGCGGCATTCCTCGCCGCCGGGGTCCTTCTCATCGTCTTCGGCATCGCCGTGGAAAGGGGCTGACATGCTCGGTCGGCTCTTCGGTTCGGAAGCCCGCGCCATGTCGTACCAGCAGGCATGGCTGCGCGACGAGTGGACGGGCGGCACTCAGACGTGGACCGGGAAGGCGATCGACCAGACCACCGCGCTGCAGATCGACACGGTCTACGCCTGCGTCCGGCTGTACGCGGACACGATCTCGACTCTCCCCGTCGCCACGTTCCAGCGGACGAAGGGCGACCGCGTCCCGTGGGGGCCGCGCCCGGCGTGGCTCGACAACGTCGGCGCGTGGAACCTGTCCTGGGGCGACTACGTCCAGCAGGGCCTCGTGTCCCTGCTCCTGGACGGCAACTGGTTCACGAAGATCCTGCGCCGCTCGAACGGCGAGGTCATCGGCCTGCAGGTCCTCGACCCGACGAAAGTGGAGGTGGACGCCGATGGCGCTAACAACGTCGTCTATTGGTGGGACGGCTCAACCCGAATCCCCACCGAAGACATCCTCCACATCACCGAGCTCCGAGTCCCAGGACAACTCCGAGGAGTCTCCCGAATCACCCAGCTGAAGCAGACCCTCGCGCTCTCGCAGGCGCTCCTGGAGTTCTCGGCGCGGTTCTTCGGCAACGGGTCGACGTCGACGGGGGTGATCCAGACCCCGGCGATGCTCAACCAGGAGCAGGCGAAGGAGGTCAAGGACTCCTACGAGTCGACGCACAAGGGCCTGAACCGCGCGCACAAGGTCGCCGTCCTCGGCGGCGGTGCCCAGTGGGTGAAGACCGGGGTCGACCCGGACGAGGCTCAGATGCTGGAGAGCAAGCAGTTCGCGGTCGAGTCCGTCGGCCGGGTCTTCCGCGTCCCGCTCCACAAGCTCCAGGTGTCGACGCCGGGCGCCATGTCCTACGCCTCCGTCGAGGCGAACGACCTCGCCTGGGCGAAGGACTCCCTGCGCCCGTACATCGACAAGATCGAGCGGGCACACTCCATCCTCCTGCCGAAGGGCGTGTTCATCCGGATCAACATGGACGCCGTCCTGCGGGCGGACACGGCGACCCGCTACGCCGCCTACGGCTCGATGCTCATCAACGGGTGGGGGTCGATCAACGACGTCCGCCGACAGGAGGACTTCGCGACGATCTCCGGCGGCGACCAGTTGCGCGTGCCGCTGACGAACGTCGACCTGCCGGCCGCCGCGGTCGTCGAGACCGAGAAGAACGTCTCGATGGCGGTCGCCCTGATCGCCGCGGGCGCGGACCCGACGGAGACCCTCGCCGCGTTCAACCTGCCCGACATCGAGTTCGCCCCGCCGCCGGAGCCGCCGGCCCCCGTGATCGTCGACCCGAACGCGGTCGACCCGAACGAGGACCCGAACGCGGACCCGGTTCCCCCGGTCCCGCTCCGCTCGGTCCGCAACATCGAGCGGGATCCCGCCGGGAACATCATCCGCATCGTCGAGGAGTCCGCATGACCGACGGCCCACCCATGTACCGGATGGTGATTACCGCATCCGGGACCGTCCGCGACGCCGACGGGAACATCGTCAACGAACTGCCGATCGAAGCCACCGCCATCCTCACCGAGGACGAGGCACGTCAACTCATGCAAGGAGAGGGTCACTCCACTTCTTGATGTAGTCCATCGCGCTCTGCAGGATGACGGGGGAGTCATCAAGCAATCCCAGGGCGCTATTGCAATTACCGCAGAGCAATGCGCGGACGTTCCCTTTTGTGTGGCAGTGGTCGACGACGAGCATGTCGCTTCTGCCGCGACCGACAGGGGACATCCCACAAATAGCGCACAAGCCTTCTTGTGACTCGAACATTCGGTCGTAGTCGTCGGTCGTCATGCCGTAGGAGACTTTGAGTCGGTATTTCAATCGTGTCCGCGACTCGTCCTTGGCTAGTGACGCATCGGCTAATCGGATCGCACGCTTGGCCGCGCGGTTGGCGCGTATGTCCTTGTTCCACTTCACGCGAGCGCAATCCGCACAACGAACGGCCCTATTGCCTCGCTCGGGTGGCAGATTCGATTTGCAGTCGGGACAAACACGCGGAGGCTTGGCAGCTTTCGCGGTGGCTTTACGTTCATGCCAGAGCCGATTTCTACGCTTGCGGGTGCATTCCTCACCGCAGGTCAGGAAGGCTGGCCCCGCATTTCTGGTAGGGCACGGTTCTCCACATTCACTACATCCCTGTGCGACAAACACAGGCCGCGACGGGTGGCGGTTATTCCGCTTCCTGGAGCACTCGGGACTACAGGTCCACCGTCTCCTCCCACTCTGGGGAGGAACGGGGTTTCCGCATTCACTACACGTCTGGGCCATGTCCCTAGTGTAAGCCAACCAAAGGAGAATCTAGTGACTCTCGGGGTTACAGCGGCAGTTGCGAACGGCTGGCTGGATGGCACGTTCGCCACCGCCACCTGCTACGTCAAGCTCTACATAGGCGACCCCGGTGCGACCGGGGCGAACACCCCGGCGACCGGGTCGACGACCCGCGTGCAGGCGACGATGGCCGCCGCTGCCGCCGGCTCGAAGGCGATGTCCTCGATGGCCTCGACCTGGACGAACGGCGGCGTCTCGGAGACCCTCTCCCATATCGGGCTGTGGACCGCGGCCGCGGCGGGCACGTTCAACGCCTCCGCCTCGCTGACCGCGTCCCAGGCGTGGGCGTCCGGCAATACGTTCACCTTGAACTCGCTCACGATCGCCATCACCCCGATCACGGCGTAGCCATGGCGCTTGTCACCGACGGAGACCGCGTCAAGGACTCCACGACGACCACGGGCGCGGGCAGCATCACCCTGTCCGGGACCGCGCCGACGGGGTTCCGCACGTTCGCGTCGGTCGCGAACACCGGGGACAACGTCTACTACTGCATCTCGTCGGCGACGAGCGCGGAGTGGGAAGTCGGCTACGGAACCCTGACGGGGGCGACGACGCTGGCCCGCTCCCGCATCATCACGTCGAGCAACTCGAACGCGGTCGTCACGTTGTCCGCGGGGACGAAGGACGTGTTCATCACCGCCCCCGCCCGCCTGATCCGCGGCGTCGGCACGACGTGGGCGCTCGCGAACGCCTACGCGATCAACTAGGAGCCTGACATGGCAGCGAACACCGCCCCGATCTTCACCGACATCCCGCTGGTGGGGCGTGCCGTGTGGCTGCCCGCGACGACGGCGAACACGAAGTCGGACGGCACGGGGACGATCGGCACGGACATCCTGCTCCTGCTGACGGCGGGCACCGACGGGTCGTTCCTGAACCGGATCCGGCTGACCCCGGCGGCCTCCGCCGCGGCGACGGGCACCACGGCGTCGATCCACCGCCTGTACCTGTCGACCCAGGCCTCCGGCGCTACGACCTCGGCTAACACGACGCTGATCGCCGAGTACGCGGCTCCCGCGCAGACCGCGGACCAGACGACCGTCTCGGTTCAGCCGATCGACGTCCCGCTCGGCTTCTACATCCCGAACGGGGTGCAACTGCTGTGGTCGATGCATCACTCGGCCGCAGCGAGCACCGCGTGGCACGCGGTCTGCTTCGCCGGGTCGTACTAATGCTTCGGGACTACTTCGGAGCTCCGCAGGGCACTCGGGCGGACATCCAGACGTTCCAGTGTCAGGGCGCGCAGTGGGAGCCGTGGCACAAGCCTCGCGGCGTCTCCATGCTCTACCTCGTCGCGATCGGTGGCGCGGGTGGCGGTGGGGGCGGCCAGACGGCCGCGGCCGGCGCAGTTCGTGGTGGCGGTGGCGGTGGCGGATCCGGCGCGGTTGCGCGCCTCATCATCCCGGCGTTCTTCCTCCCGGACACCCTCTACGTCAACGTGGGCAAGGGTGGCCGTGGTGGTGCGGCGACGACGATCGGGCTCGCAGGCAACCGCACGTTCGTCACGGTCACCCCTAACTCGACGATCAACGCCGCGAACGTCGTCCTCCAGTCCGGCGCGGCCGCCGCGAACCCCGGCGCTGCCGGTGCTACGGGTGGCGCGTCCGCCGGCGGCTCGGCGGAGACGATCTCAACCCTCGCCCTGTGCCAATTGTCGACGATGGGCATCGCCTCGTTCGTCGCGGGGAAGGTCGGCGCGGCCGCAGGCGCGGCGACGGGAGCGGCGGGCGGGGCGAACACCCTTCTCGCGACGTCCGTCGTCCCGACCTCGGGTGGCGCGGGCGGCGGGACGACCCCGGCGGCGAACACGAACTTCGCGGGCGGCGCGCAGACGGGAGTGGGCGTGTTCCCAACTCTCGTCGGCGGTGTCTCCGGTGGTAACCCCGGCCACGGCGGGAT